ACAAAGCTGGCTTGAACATGTCTTCACCGGCCTTAGACAGGAAGTTAATTGGGTTCTTAGGCTGGAACTTATCAACCAGGTCTTTCATGTTTACATACAATGAGTCTGTATCCATGGCGATCACATAGTCCTTATCAGTTTCCAGGACTTTATTCATGGTCTCATTCATAGAACGTTCTGCCCATTTAATGCAGAGCTGCCCGTTGTAAGTAATAGCTTCGGCAATACGTTGGTCAAAGTAATTGAACCAACGGTTACCCATTGCGCCATACAAAGAGTTAAGCAAAATCTTAATAGCCATTTGCTGGTTTTCTAAATGCTCAATCTCTTTTTGAATCTCATATGAATCAGATTCTTGCTGTCGCTGCTTGGCCTCAATCATCTGTGACTTGATTACTTTACGTTCGGCATAGTAGTCTTTAACGATAGTTGGTAGAAATCCGACCTTATCATTATTAAAGATGACACCGTTGGCAGAGATACTCTGGTTACCGCGTGAGCCTACGCTGAGCCTATTCAAACATTTTTCTACAGATACATTCGAGTTAAAGGAATTAGAGATAGTTTCAGGTGACATATTCCATTGAATAATGATATTAGGGTACAGAGACGCTAAGTCGAAAGAGACAACCCAGTCATACATGCCAGGCTTTGGTTCTTTAACATATGCACCAGGATATGGAGTCTTATTCTTATCTGTCTTTAGAGGCGGAACGATCTTCTTATCGATAAGGTCACGGTAGATAATTGATTCCCAAATGCCTACAGTACCGAAGGTATCAGAGAAGTTGCAGCCTGCCCGGTATGCCATAGTCATAGCTAGAGTAATAAGACCCAGTTTGTCTTCTAGTTTGTCAACCAGCTCTACATCTTTAATATTGTAGTCAATAAACTTTTGAAAGTCGTGCTTGTATAAAAGGTGCAGCGCGCCGTACTCATCATAGGACAACTTCTTTTCACCCAAGACCACGTGAGCAATATGATCGAGCTTGTAGGATTCTTGTGCACCATAGGTGTAACCAAACTTCTGAAACAGGTCAAAGTAATCCATTTGTTGGATACCTGTCAGCTCATAAGCGACCTGTTCACGGTTGTTCTTCATCACCTTGCGTTCACGGATATGATTCCATGGCGACATGGTCTTAGCACGGTCCTCACCTAGAACCTTAGTAATACGGTTCACCATGTAAGGAATATCAAATAGGTTTGTATTCCAGCCCGTTACAACGTCAGGGCAGGTAGAAGGATTAGACCAATGAGCGAGAAACGAGAGTAAGAGTTCATGCTCGTCTTCGCATTTGTGGTAGACGACATTGTTTTTCTCTGGCTTGTAATCGCCCATACCCCAAACATAATACAGCTCATCAATATTGTTTTTAATAGTGATTGCAATGACAGGATAATCGGCAGCATCTGGCTCAGGGAATCCATCGTCGGAAGCCACCTCAATGTCGATTGTGGTCGTGTTGATAGTTTGGCGGTCAAATTTAATTGCGCCAGGGTAAATATCATGAACATACTGAGTAACATGATTTGTATTCCCCACCACCTCAAAATGATCCACGCCTTTATATCGTTCCAGGAACTCACGTGATTCCCGGGAGGAGTTGAATTTAATGGGTGCGACTGGTTTTCCATCGAGTGATTTCCAATCTGTTTGTTCTTTGGTAGGTACGAAGTATGTCGGCTTGAACTTAACGCGTTCTTGAATACGACGACCATTCCTAAATCCGCGGACTAGGATAGCGTTTCCTAGCCGGTTGACTGATGTATAAAAATTCATTAAATGCCCTTTCTGAATCAGAGAGCCATTATATACTATTTTTGGATGATTGTAAACAGAAAAAGGACGTCTGTTAAGACGCCCTTTCTGTAATTACTGATATTGACGTGCATCTAACCAATGACGACCATTGATTTGATGCGGGGCTTGACCATACATGATCCGCTTTTGACGACCTTCAAGGTCTACAAGGTCAGTTGAGTCAGAAAGATATCTTTCTTCATCTGACATTCTAGCTCTCTTGATTGCATTGCTAAATGATTTAGTGAGTGATTTTAAAAACAGTTGCATCAAAACCATCCCTTCTAACCATGTAAGCAATTTCAGACTGATTATAGTGTGTGCGATATTCAGTCTTAATGTAACCTGCCACACCGTGACAGGCAGCGTCAAGTCGGGATTCGTATAGGGCTTTACCCATTTTCCGTAAGAAGTTCAGCATTTGTTGTTACCTCGCTGCGATTATTGATTGCAATTTTGCGAGGCTTCTTCTCATCGGGCAGTACGACTTCTAAATGAATTGCTAGAATGCCGTTCTCCAGAGAAGCTCCTGTAACTTGTGTATATTCAGATAGTCTAAAAGAACGATGGAACTTACGGGTGGAAATACCTTTGTGAATGAATTCCAAACCTCTTGGAGTATGGTCACCATTCACTTCAAGAATACCATCTTTAAGTTCAATCTTTAACTCTTCTTCCTTAAACCCTGCTGTTGCAATTTCGATACGATACTTCATATCTTCATCTTTAATGATGTTATGCGGAGGATAATGATCTGAAGCATGCTTAGTCATATCTTCAAGTTCTTTGAAAATGTGATCAAAACCTACAAAGGCAGAACGGGGAAAACGAGCGTATTTCTGATTGTTTGTCATCTGAAATCTCCTATTAAATTTTAGCGAGAAAGTAGACCGATTATTCGCATCTACAGAAATATTTATATCAGAGGTAAGACCATTTGTCAAGCAAAAAATGAAAAGGTTATTTGCCGATATTGTACTTTGGACATAGTTCCCATTCATTCTTTTCTTTGAATGGTAGGACTTTAATTTGCCTCAAAGGTGCAACATCCTTTGCCTTTTCACCGTTGACAATAGTAAGCAACCCCCAATCAGAAAGCAGAGTAGTAATAGTATTACGTCTCTGGATATCTGTATCTTCAAGTGTAGACTTATTACCATCAAGCAGGAATAACTCCTTGAAGTGTGTAATAAAGTATCTACCTTGTTTATGGAGAATATGACAGGACTGGTATAACTTCTTATCCTTGCGAGATGCAATACCAATACGAGTCAATGTTTCTTTTACTTTTAAAAAATCATCTGGTTCATTAAGTGTGATTTCCAGCATATCACTAGGCTGCCAATCAACTAGATTTACTTCTCTTTTTTCTTCCACCATGATCTACCTTCTTTTTAATAATGTTTATTTCTTCAGTAGAAAGTAGTGAAAGAGCAGAACGAGCCTTACTATTGCTATATCCATAATATTCTTTCACCGCTTCAAGACTTCCATCCTCAATAGTTTTATTCCATTTGGAGAACCGTTTTGGATTTTTTCTAATAGTATTTAGCAAAAAGTCATTTTGGAGTTTTGTGTCAATATTATGGTAGACGTTCATTTCATTAGCAAGTAGAACAGTATCAGGGAAGTAGGAAAAGGAATGATTAATCATATATGAGTTGTATGCTTTCTCATCTAGATCATCACGCATGATATCTTTTTTAGTATTAATCGCCTTGACGAACTCGAATGGATTCATTGGAAACTCTTTCTCTCAAATCAGAAGATGAAAAACGGTGTTCACGTTTATTGTAGTATAACTCAATTCCACGTTTTGCGCAAGCTGCACGTCCTGTGAACTTACCATTTTTATACTCTTCTCCCAGAACACGAACATTAATAGGAAACATATTTAAAATATCTTCTAAGTCCTGTTCAGTCTGGTAAGGAACAATCTCATCAACATATGAAATAGCATTTAGTTGAATATACCGTTCCAGCAGAGTCTGAACAGGTTTGTTCTTTTCTGGACGGTCAATGGATGGGTCAGTCTGTAGACCTACAATCAAATAATCACAAATAGTTTTTGCTTCACGCAACATCATAACATGACCAGCATGAAGCAAATCAAAAGTGCTACAGGTGAAACCTACTTTCATTTTACCTCATCCAAATGGCCGATGTATTGTTCAAGAATGCTTTGAGTAAATTCTTCTGTGTTTACACCACGATTGACATTAGAATTACCATAGTAGAGTTGTGGCACAGTTTTATGACCTTTATCCAAGACGATAAACGCCTTTGCTTGCTCATCTAACTTGATATTTACAATTTCGTATTTGTATCCCCAACGATCAAGTTTAGACTTCATCATATCGCAATACATGCAGTTAGGTTGTGTGTATAGGGTTAGTTTGTGCTTCATTTCCATTCTACCTCCGCCATAAGTTCTGTTAAACATGCGACCACATTTAGTTCATGGTCTGCTACGAATGCATTCTTATACTGGTAATCTGCTAGAATAAGCACAGCACGGGGAATGCTATTGGGTTGCATAGTTTCTGTCATAGAGTCATAAATGCTTCTGAAGATACCAGAAGTATCAGTATCTATATTGTTGCTTACCCATGACCTCATTTTTTTGAAGTCTTTAGCTTTAAGATATCCAATAACATCATTAACGGCATTGTTAGAAAGAAGAGAAAGAATCCCACTATCAATAGTGCCACTAAGAGAATAACGTTGACACTCATTAATAACCCGTCGCCAATCAGGCGCAAAACGAATAATAAGTTCTGCCAAAACTTTTTTATCATAGGTGATAGTCTCCTGATCTAGAATCCATCCTAGACGTTTCATGAACTGCATAGACAGTTCTGCCATAGACTTCTTGCTGGTGTTAAACTCATAGACACCACAACGGGAATGTAGTGGTTCAATAATACGGTTCTTAAAGTTACAGGTTAGAATGAATCGACAGTTGTTTGCAAACTCTTCAATAAAACCACGCAGAGCAGGCTGGAAGGATTGTGCATTAAGATAATCTGCCTCATCTAGAATAACAACCTTGTATCCACCCTGTAGGGATACAGTAGAGGCAAACTGTTTAATCTTATTACGCAGTGTATCAATGTTACCTTCTTCAGACCCGTTGATAAGAATCCAGTCAAGGTCCAATTCATTACACAGTGCTTTTGCTACTGTAGTCTTACCAAGACCAGCAGTGCCTGTGAATAGCATATTAGGGATTTCACCAGTCTCTACAATCTGCTGAAAGGTTTCTTTTAATGTTGAGGGGAGAATGCAATCATCAATCTTTTGTGGTCGGTATTTTTCAACCCAAAGAAAATCACTCATCAATATTCCTTACTAGAGTTAGGAAGTCATTATATAGAAAAGAAAGGGGGCAGTCAAGCCCCCATTTTAATATTAATCACTTACTCGTTCAGCAGTGAGACCTTTGACATATGTAAAGGAGCAACCTTGTAGGAAGTAAGAGGTATGTTCAAGAATTTCTTCCAAGTCTTCATCATCAGACCGGAAAGTAGATGATACATCATTAACAGTGTCATGGTTTTGATACCGACGCATTGTCAAAGTGTATTCGGTGTAGTTACCATCATCTTCATCATTATAACGACCCATTATACTATTCCTCTTCTTCTTCGTTTTCTGCGGCTTCTTGCTCACGTTCTTCAGTTGCTTGAATCAACTGCACACACTGATCACGCAGACCACCTACTGTAGACAGTTCTTCACCTTTGAATGCTCCACGTTGCACAATCGCATCAATGATAGCAATAGACGAACGGGAGACTTTAAGGTTCAAATCATAAAATTGAGAGTCATTCATTAGAAATATATTCCTTTAGTTTTTTTCTAGAGCAACCCAGTATTGAAGCTGCCGACTAACGTTAGTAAACTTACTGATAAGTTTGGACGAAACTTCTACAGCATAATCACCGGGAAGAAGTTTCAGATTGTCAATGTTGATACTTAGACGTGCGTTTGCATGGATATCGCCATGCCATACACCATCAACTTCAATGGTATACTCATTGGAAGTTGTATTCTTAGGATCAACGATTGATAGAGTTACTGAGTCATCTTCTGTGCGACCAATGATCACGCTCTTATGACCAAGAGCAGAAGATGCTTTGCGCACCTGACTCAGAATATCTTGAGTGAGATTGAATGTGACTTCTGGATCAGGAACCTGTAGGTCTTTCTCAGGTGGATTAGTCAACATTTCAATATCAGAATAGAAATAGTTAATAGAAGACTGACCATTGGCAATAACCATATGCTTGTCTTGGTAATGCACAGTGCCATCTTCTACAAGATTATATGCACCAATAAACTCATTCACATCATAAATGCCAAAGTCTTGTGGAAAATCTTCTTCAAGAGTAGCTTGTGCTAGAACATTCTTAGCATCTGCAATAGTGCGCAGAACGTTACCTTGTCGAACTACAAGGTTTTGGTTAATGGTTCCGAAGTTACGAATAACTTCCATAGTATTATTCAACATCAAATGTTTCCTCATCTTGATCATGTACATGGAGTGCCATAATAGCATAGTGTGCGATTTTCATCAAGTCTGCACGGTTACGACCATTCTTTTTGCCATAACGTTGTGCATACTTCATTACGTTACCGAGACAGAACCCCATCCCGTGACCAGCATCAATAATAAACTCAGTAGCCTGAAACTTCTGCTTTGAGTAATGCCCCTCATATGTTTTGAGGATATACTCATTTAGTTCTGTTAGAATTCGGTCTTCACTGTATTTCATATTGTAGTCTCACTGTTTCGAACTTAGAAGTGTATAGTATATTATTCTGTCCCTGTTGTCAAGAACTTTTTTAACGCATTTTGGAAAAGTTTTTATCCTTGTAGAATTCCATCTTGGATTCAAAACGACCA